GCAGTATCGGCTGGGATCGGAGCGGTCCTGACATACGTATTCTTTGAGGCAAAACTGGACTTGAAAGTATTGGCTGCACAGCCAGCGAAATGGAAAGACTTAAAGTTTTGGATTACAGTCGTATCAGCTATTCTAGTGGCCATTGAATCAACTGCACACTTGGGAATACCAGTGGAGAGCATTGTTGCTGTCTTGACATTGATTGTAGGATTGCTATTTGGAGCAAAACTGAAACAAGAAAAAGCGTATTAACTATTTAGGACATGTGGGAAGGGGTGGGCGATAAGGAGAAACAATTGACTAAAAACAAGGCATATTGTATTACTTGCTCTGCTGACTCTATAGATTTAGACGCACGAAGCCTCTTTGTCTGGGGAGGCTATAACCGTGCGACCTGGTTGCCGAAGACTATGGCAGAAATGAGAAAACGCCTGGAAATGTGCAGACGGGAAAATAAGTGTAATAATTGCGATGCAGAGATACATGAAATTGTCATAGAGAGAACGAAGTTGACTCTGAGACAGATGGAACACTGGGGGAAGAGTGCTAAGGAAAAGGAAGAATATAAAGAGAAATATTATCAGGAAAATAAAGACCGCATTAGTGAGTATAATAAAAAATATCGACAGAAATTATAAGAATAATGTATGATAAAATTAATTGGGAGGAATAAAATGAGAGAGATTAAATTCAGGGCATATAATAAAATGGAACAATGTTGGGAATATTCAGGAAATGAATTATATAATTTTTTTTATGCTATTGATGATGGACAATTAGATGGAGAAACATTAGGACAATATACAGGATTGAAAGATAAGAACGGCAAAGAGATTTATGAGGGGGATATTGTTGAACTAAATAATCCTCTGCCATTTAAAATAGTGGATAAAGGTAAAGATGTAAAAAATATAAAAGCATTAGTAGAATGGAATCCAAAAGGTTTTTATCAATTCAGACCTATGGGTTGGCAAGATGATATGATGTCTTGGGAATGTCCTAATTCAAAAGTTATCGGTAACATTTATGAGAAGCCTGAATTATTAGAGAAAGAAGAGGAATAAATGGACAAAAAGAAAGCTTCTGATATTATGTTTCAAACGGTTAAACAAGGTAAAGAAGCCATAGAAAAAATGAACAAAAGTATAATTACAAAAGCAAGCATTCCTAGTAGGCAAATAATTGCTGGCAAAATTAATTTCGATTTTAAAAAATTAAGTCCTGAAGCAAAACTTCAATTCAAGTTTTTAAGTAAAAGAATAAAAGCTCTACATGATTTTGATAAAGCATTTGATAAAGCCCATCCTATATTAAAACATATAAAATATTGGTCAATAATTCGGACATGGTATCATAAGAAACGTCTTGAATATATATTGAGAAAAACGAGATAATACCACAAAAACCATAAATCCTAGATTTTTCTAATAATCTCTTTATGTAAAATAACTTTACAATATATTTAGCACATTAAATTTTAATCTTGACATTTCCATTTTTGGGCTTTCATGCAAATCAAAACAATATCATGGAAGTAGGACAAAATTATCTGTTAAGTTGATAGCCTTTTCCTTTTTATAATAGTTAGACATTTCATAATTATTATGGAAAATCTAAAATCTGAAATGAAGCACTTTTTCTGATTCATGCCAACCTTTAATGAAATGTTGGATGGATAATTAAAACAATTCTGGAATATTACGATTTTTATTTTTTGTACAAATCTTAGAAGTATAAAGTTTACCATAAAATTCTGAATTTCAAAATTCGGCGATTCTCTCCTTTTCATGATAATCAGATATCGCATAATAAATGATAAAAATATAGAACTTGAAATAATGCACTTTTTTCAAATTTAACCAAACATTAAGCATTTTATCAAACGATGTTAAATAAATTCCTGAATATGCCATTTGCTCGCTTTTCGTGCAAATCAACAATCTTTCATTTTTGGGTAAAAATCTGATTATTGAAATAATATAATTTTTTATTTTTATGCAGATTATTATGATTTGGTGGAATGATGACAAGATTTTATTCTGAATATACGACTTTTTGGAAAACATCATGTTAATTGAGATAATATCGCAATGCGTTAAATTTATTTTCAAATAGCTCAATGATGAAAAATTATGCAGATTCATGAAAAATATTGCAAATTTGCCATTTCCCCCGAGAGAATTAGGGCATAAAAGCAAGATATTTCCGTTTCTGTGCGATTTTCCCGAAAAATAAAGACAATTAATGTTTTACTGCAATAGGGCAAAATTTTCCTCTAATTATTCAACTTTCCCTGTTTCATCTAAATATTTTCTGCCTCGTGGAAAGAGGTCAAGATTGTTTTCTCGAATCACTCACCGCTTGCCAAACCATTAAATTTTAGATGAAATCATTTTGGAAGAAAATCTCAAACTGTAAATTAATCACTTTTTTCAAAATATCCAGATTTTAGTCTATTTATGGAATGATGTTAAATTCAGTGTCTGAATAATCACTTTTTTTAAATTGCATAAATCCCGACATAAATATCAATCATAGAATTTACCGATTATGAAATTAATGATTATTTTTAGAATCGGGAATTTCTAGTAAAATTATCAAACATAGGATTTTATGATTTGAAAATTAGTGATTTTTTTTGAAATTCGTAATTTCTAGCAAAATTATCGTTTATGCAATTTATTTATTTTAAAAATAATGATTTTATTTAATTTCCATAATTTCTAGTAAAATTATCAACTGGAGGAAATGTTGATTTAGAAAATAATTATTCTTTTTAAAATAAATAATTTTTGGTGTATTTGTGGAATGATGATAAGGTTCAGTCTAATATGGTTGATTTTTTGATTTTTATGATTTTATTGATTGCTTATGACAAAATTGATGGATTTCATGATTAATGCTGATATAATAGATTTTTCTAAACCTACCTTTTTAGCCTTTTTAAATCGCTTTTACCTCTAGAATCCCAAAATAGTTTTTAATATCTTGCTTGACAGATTTAAAATCTGTGCTACTTTTCCGCATAGATGAGCAATTCTATTCTGAAGGCTGATTATCTACGGAACATTGCTGTGGAGTATCTTCAGCATTGGCTTCTAATTCCCTATTCTTATGGCGGTTCGGACTTCTCCGGCATGGACTGTTCGGGCGTAATAATCGAAGTTCTCAAATCAGTCGGCATCCTTCCACATAAATTTGATGATACAGCACACGGATTGTATCTGAAATTCAAAGATAATTATAAAGACAGGGGATATGCTGGCTGTCTAGTTTTCTGGCTCAGGAATGGAAAGGCATATCACGTGATGATGATGGTTGATGATTTTCATGTTATGGGTGCATCTGGAGGCGGAGGCGATACGAAGACAAAAAAGGATGCTATTCGAGATGACGCTTTCGTTAAACTAAGGCCGATTGATTTTATGGGAAACGCATATAAAATTTGCGATCCGTTTCTGGACAAGGAGACGCCGTGAAACCACCAAAAGGATTAATTACAAAATTCGATAGAGTAGAAGACGGAAAAGTATGGTTTAAAATCAAAGCATCAAAGTTTTATCTATTTAAAACAATCCTGAAAATAGCAAAAGAAAATAGGTCGATTTTAATATTTTTATTTGCTTTCTATTATTTGGTGAGAAAATGAAAGACTATGTGAAATTGATTCTTGAACTCATTGGCCTAGTGAAGGCGATATTCAAAGAGTATAAAAAAACAAAAGATATAGGAAAAAGAAAGAATATTATTAAGGCTGTAGAACAGCATGATTCAGAAGATTTTAGGGAATTAATTTTTGGTAAGAAATGAAAAAGGCAATAAAGTATTTTACCATAGTCTTATTTTTAATGATTTTGTTTTCATGTGTTGCTTATTCTCCTTTTCTCTACGTTTCTTATGATGTTTTAAATCCAGGTATAGAAGTTCGATTAAATCCGATTGCTTGGGTTGAAAACAATGAAATTATTAATGACGATGGGGAAAAAATATCAGTAATAAAAGGTGTTGTTGTAAATGATGCTTATATTCTATGGACTTACGAATTAAANCAAGANNTNNTNAGGCTTAGAAAGCTATTAGAGGAGAAATAATGGCTTGGTGGCTTTGGGTTCTAATCGCATATTTTGGGATAAATCTTATTATAGCTATATTTCATTTGATTATGGTTTTTATTGATTTTGCATGGGAAGACTTTTGGTATTATTTTCCAATTCATGGAATGGAAGCACTTTGTATATTATTTGTAGGCATTCCATTATTTTTAATTTTACTGTTTGAAGGATAGGAGAAATAACATGGCAATACCAGCAGGAGAAATTGGGGTCGGGGCTGTTTCTGGAGCGGCTTTAGTCGGATTCATATTGAAGGTGCTTCCAGTTTTACTGAGAAGAATGAATGGCAGAAATGGCAACGCAAATGACAACGGTAAGCCAGGAAAGGCCAGAGTATGCATAGAGAGTGGAAAGAAGTTGGTTGAACACGACATTGTCATAAAGCACCTGTGTGAATTATCTGAAAAGGCTGACAAGCAGTATGAGATATCACGCAAAGAAAACAGAGAAGACCATCAGAAAATATTCGATAAATTGGATGAGCTGAAATGAAAGTAGCATTCGAGGCTCAGATTATGCAGAACAATATTAAGAGCCTTCGTAGTATGGACAAGGAAGCAAGGCTTACTTTGGAATATAGAGCAGAGGACAATGAATTGGTGGCCAATATAAATAAATTACATAGTGCAGAAAAGACAGTTTTTGTGGTCATTATGGATAAGAAGGAAACCACTAAAACAGATAAAAAATAGATTAAAATGGCACATCCAAATCCAAGCTGGAAAAAGGGAATGAAAAAAGTAAAGGGATCTGGGAGGAAGAAGGGCAGTCCGAACAAGTTCACCACTTTGAAGCAGGCGTTCTTGGATGCCTTTCAGGATAAGAGGATCGGAGGAACGGAAGGATTGACAGAAGTGTTCTCAAAGAATGATATAAGAAAGATAGAATTCTTCAAGCTTATCTCAAAGATGCTCCCATCGAATGTAGGAATATCAGGGGGTGAAGGCGGAAAGCCGATTATTATAGAAATTATTCCAGCAAAGGAAAAGGAGAAGAAAGATAGCAAAAAAGCAGATTGAGGGTACCAGGATATTCTATAGGAATGCCTATTCGGAAGCCCCTATAGTTATTAATGAGGGAGGAGCAAGAAGCTCAAAAAGCTATTCTATAATTCAGTTATTCATTCAAAAATTCAGCAAAGAAGAGAATAAGGTTTTCCTTACAACGAGGAAGACTTTGCCAGCCTTGAGGATGACAGCATATAAGGTTGCTATTGAACTGTTGAAAGAGTATGGAATCTATAACAATATCAATCATAATAAGTCCGACAGGACATTGTATAATCCGGAGAATAATAATTTATGGTTTTTCACAAGCATAGACAACCCCGAGAAAATCAAGAGTACTGAGTTCAACTATATTCATATAGAGGAAACGAATGAATTCAGCTATGAGGATTTCATTATCCTTGATTTAAGACTTAGCGGGCCAACTAATAATAAAGAAATAAACCAGCTGTTCATAAGTTATAATCCTATTGACGAGCATGATTGGATTAACACGAAAGTCAAACCTAGGCAAGATGCTGAAATCATCCATTCTACTTATAAGGATAATCCTTTTCTGGCCGAATCATATACAGATAAACTTGAAAGTCTTAAAAACCAGGATGAATCATATTATAAGGTTTATGCACTTGGTGAATATGCCGAAATAAAAGGCTTGATATGGGGACGGCCTGAGATAAAACAAGAGTTCCCTGAAGTGAAGGAGACGATCTACGGCCTGGACTTCGGATACAACAACCCCTCGACTCTCATTGAGGTTGGGATAGATGTTGAGGCTATGGCTCTTTATTTCAGAGAGCTTATTTATGAGACGCATCTTACGAATGATGAGTTGATTGAGAAGATGAAAGATGTAATACCTCCAGAGAAAAGGCACTACGATATATATGCAGATGCCTCGGAGCCAGCCAGGATCGAAGAGATATACAAGGCAGGATTCAACATAAAGCCGGCCGACAAGGAGAAGGGTTCTGTCAAGAATGGCATCGATATGGTAAAGCGATTCAAGCGATACAGCCTAGATGAGAATACGAACTTGAACGATGAATTCGGTGGTTATAAATTTAAGGTCGATAAGAATGGGCATGTGCTTGAAGAGCCAGTAAAATATGAAGACCATACCTGCGATGCTGGGCGTTATGCGGTGTACACCCACATGAAAGACAGGCTGAAGGATCTGGGCCCTGGAAAGGTATATTACAGAGGGCAAGAGGAAGCGGAGAAGAAGCCGATACTGCTCGAGGACATCGAGCTTGCTGAGAAGGCAGTGCAGATGATAGCCAAGCATGGTTATGCTGCACTCGGAGCTTTCGCGTATTCGCTGTCGATTCCGGAGGATGATCTGAGGAAGCGGTTGATAGCCTTGGGGTTCTATGAGCACAAGCGCAACCGTTTCATATATGGCAAGGACTTCAAGCTGCCGGAGAAGCCCGAGCCAAAGCCGGAGGTGGAGAAGATACAGGAAGAGAGAGAAGGTTGGGTGGTGTGATAACTTAAAACAAGGATTAATAATGCGAAATACAATCAATAAACTCAAGAAGTGGTGGCATGGCAAGACGAATCATATATCCGGATTGCCTCCTGAGATGCAACCTGCACAGTCGGCAAGCCAAAAGGAAAGCGAAAATGAAGATTATAAGGAATGCTGGGTCGTGACCTCAGCTGGCGTCTTCTCCGCGAATCAGGTATTCGCCAAGCAGAAAGCAAGCAAGGGCAACGTGAAGAAGTCGAAGGATGCGAAAAGCAAGCAGATATCAGAGGCGAATTATCTGGACCAGAACAATCTCGTCCCGCATCCTTTCGAGGTATCATCGCTCCTGAAGCTCCAGGAGAACTGCTCGTACTTCGACGCCTGCGTCAAGCAGATAGCGAAGGATGTCATAGGCCAGGGCTGGACTCTGCAGCCGGTCGAGGGCAATAAGGAGAATGAGCCTGAGAAGAAGAAGATAGAGGAATTCATAGACACTTCCGGCGGAAACAGGGACGAGACTTTCGAGGAGACTCTCGAGCGGGGCCTGATTGACTGGGGAGTTGTAGGCTGGTGGGGATGGGAGGTCTCGAGAGACGATAAGAAAATCATAAACGGAATATGGCATGTCCCGGCCAGAACGATTTACGTGCATGAGTCGCATAACAAATACTGCCAGGTCCGGAACAACAAGAAAGTGTGGTTTAAGCGATTCGGGCTCAAGGATGACATAAACATCGAGGATGGGAGCCCGCTCAAGGAAGGCGACTCCGACAAGAAGGCCAATGAGATGATATTCTACAGGAACTATTATTCGGGGAGCAGCTATTACGGGGCCCCGAACATCCTACCGGCGGTCGGATCTGTGCTCGGGCTTGTGGCTGTGCGAGACTATAACCTGGCATTCTTCGAGAACTACGGCGTGCCAGCTGCTATAGTCTATCTTACCGGAAAATGGGAAAAAGGCGCGGCCAAGCACATATCGAACTTTCTCGATGTAGAGATAAAGCGGACCGAGAACGCCCACAAGACAATAGTTATGCACTCGCCGGAAGGCGGGACAATGGAATGGATTCCGCTGGACATGAAGCAGCAGCAGAAGGAGGGCTCATTCGCATGGTACAAGGACAGCCTGTGTGAGGAGGTGCTCGTGTCCTATAAGATGCCTCTGTACCGGATCGGCATGGCTAAGGAGGGATCGCTCGGAGGCTCGACGGCTGGAGAATCGACTAAGATATACATAAGCTCGGTAGTGAAACCGCTTGAGACCGTGGACAACCGCATGATCACGAATAAGATCATCCACGAGGGCTTGGAATGCAAGAGCTACAGGTTCGTATTGAATGAGGTCGATGTGAGGGATAAG